GCCGAAGTCTATGGTCCGGCACTGACATATGGATCCGGCTACGTCACTGTGCTTCCAGGAGATGCAGGGCCGGTATTCCATCCGAGGTCCCCGCGTCAGCTGTTAGCTGTATATGACGACCCGACACTAGACGCCTGCCCGCAATACGCGCTCGAAACCTGGGTTACTCAGCGTGACGCAAAGCCTCATCGCCGCGGGCTCCTCATTGATAGCACCCACACCTACCAGCTCGATCTAGGGGAACTCACCGCCGGCCAACTAACTCCCGACTTAGCCTTGTTGCCACTGTCTATCCGTGAGGTCGAGGACCCGATCGAACACGGTGCCACCCTCGAGGGGCAGCCGGTGTGTCCTGTTGTGCGGTTCGTCAATAACCGGGATGCCGACGATTGGATTGTAGGCGAGGTTGCACCGCTCATTCAGGCGCAGCAGACGATCAACAACGTCAACTTCGACCGACTGATCGTCAGCCGTTTCGGCGCCTTCCCGCAGAAGGTAATCACAGGATGGGCCGGAACTAAAGAGGAAGTACTCAAAGCTTCGGGAATGCGTGTCTGGGCCTTTGAAGACGAGGGTGTCGACGCCAAGAGTTTCCCAGCTGCATCAATGGACGGCTACAACAGTCTCCTTGCATCGATGGTTGAGCATGTTGCGATGACAGCGGGGATCTCCCCGTCTCAAGTAACGGGAAAGATGATCAACGTATCCGCCGATGCCCTGGCAGCAGCGGAAGCGACTATGCAGCGCAAGCTGTCTGCCAAGCGCGACTCCTTCGGTGAGTCATGGGAACAAGTATTCAGAATCGCCGCATCAATGGATGGTGATGCGCAGACAGCCGATGACTCAGCAGCAGAAGTAGTTTGGCGCGATACGGAGGCGCGTTCCTTCGCAACCGTGGTTGATGGAATCGTGAAACTTGCTTCAACTGGCATACCCATTGAACTGATGCTCACATCGGTTCCGGGATTCACCCAGCAGCAGATCCAGGCCATATCTAAAGCCATGCAAGAAGGTCGGCAGAACGAACAACATCCCGTACCGCCACCCACACAAGAACTTCCATCGCAGCAGTGATGAAGGCGCCCACGACCAGCGCTCAATGGTCGGTCGCTGACGAGCATAAACGGAGGCACCCCTATGGGTGAAGCAGTGGAGGAACACGAATCAGGCATTACTCCCGAGTCCCAAGAGGGTGAGGGGCGTGAACCTGAGTCAAAGTTCGACCCAATAACCAATCAAGAAGAATTCGACAAGCGCCTAGCGCAACGACTAGGGCGCGAGCGAGCGAAATTCTCCAACTACGACGCACTGAAAGCCAAGGCGGCCAAACTCGACGAAATCGAGGCCGCCAACAAGAGCGAGCTGCAAAAACTGTCCGAACGGGCCGATGCAGCGGAGAAGCGTGCGGAAAAAGCTGAACTCGAGTCGCTGCGAGCCGCGGTCGCATCTGAAAAGGGTGTCCCGGCGTCATCCCTAATCGGACGCACGCGAGAAGAACTCGAGGCAGGTGCAGACGAACTCATCGCCTGGCGAGATAAGAATGCGCCCCCACCCAAGAAGGTTACAACGGCCACCTCCGGTGGTGGCCTCAAGTCTGGTGCAGCCGCGAACGGCGGTACCGCCCTTTCCCCGAAAGCTCATGCCGCAGAACAGCTGCGGCGCATGCGTGCGGGGAACTAGCAATCTCCCGCGCGAGGAACGACCTCGGCGGAAGTACAACAAATTAGGAGGCTGAGATGGCTGACATCTCTCGCGCCGAGGTCGCTACCCTCATTCAAGAGGCGTACGCCTCGGACCTTTTGAACGCTTCGACCGAGGCATCCACTGCTCTCGCTGCGTTCAGCACTGTCAACATGGGCACCAAGCTCACCCACCTGCCGGTTCTGGCAACCCTGCCCGAAGCGGACTGGGTTGGTGAGTCGGCTACCGACTCTTCGGGCGTCAAGCCGCAGTCCGAGGTCACGTGGGCTGACCGCACGCTTGTGGCCGAGGAAATTGCCGTAATTATCCCGGTTCACGAGAACGTGATCGACGATGCTACCGAGAACGTCCTAGGCGAGATTGCACGCCTGGCCGGCCAGGCCATCGGCAAGAAGCTGGACGAAGCAGTGTTCTTCGGAACCGACAAGCCCGCCTCTTGGGTTTCGCCCGCGCTGCTTCCCGCGGCAGTGTCCGCGAGCCAGACCTTCGCGGTGACAGACGGCACGGCCAATGCCAACGACCTTGTGGGTGCATCGAACAAGGCTGCTGAAGCCATCGCACTGGCCGGATGGCAGCCCGACACCCTCGTGTCGTCCCTGGCTCTGCGCTACCAGGTCGCCAACCTGCGTGATGCGAACGGCTTCCCCATCTTCCGGGACGAGTCATTCAACGGGTTCCGCACCTACTTCAACCGCAACGGTGCATGGGACGCAGACAGCGCGTCGGCTGTGATCGTCGACTCGTCACGAGTCAAGATCGGCATGCGTCAGGACATCGCCGTCAAGCTGCTCGACCAGGCCACCGTCGGTTCGATCAACCTCGCAGAACGCGACATGGTGGCGCTGCGCTTCAAGGCACGCTACGCCTACGTTTTGGGCACCGCCGCAACCTCAATGGGCGCCAACAAGGTCCCCGTCGCGGCCGTTATCCCGGACGGAAGCTAGTACATGCTGCTCGCGTCGCAATCCGATGTTGAAGACCGCCTAGGGCGGGACTTAACAGGCGCAGAGGAAGCTCTCCTTCCGGGAATTCTTGAAGAGTCATCCGCGCTCGTCGAGGGATATCTCGGCGTCACTTATACGGATGCCGACCAGGTCCCGGACGTAGTGCGACTTGTTGTTTCCCGGGTTGCGGCGCGAGCACTAACTAGCCCGACGGATGTCCCTGAAGGTGCAGAATCTCTCACGCTTAGCTCCCTGGACTTCTCAGCGACTAGCCGTTTCGGCGGTGGCCGATCAAGCCTCTGGCTGTCTAAGCAAGACCGAATGATGCTGCGCCCACTTCATAGCGGCTTTACGTCAATGCCGATGAGTTCCGAGCGGTATGGGACTTAGGTGAGGTTTCCGACTCCACATCCTGTGGTGCACATTCCTTTTGCAGGAGTGACACAGGACTCGTTGGGTAACGATGTCCCATCATTTGGCGCACCTGAGGCCATGAAGGCAATCGCCTTTCAGCCGCATAGGAGCGAGGACACGGACGGGCACACCTCGCGCGATGAGGCTGAGATGGATCTAGCCATGCCATCCATGCAAGTGGACCTCGTTGACCGATTTGTGGTGAACGGCCTCCTGTATGAGGTTGTTGGCACTCGGGACAACGACGGTGGATTCCACGGATGGAAGCCAGGAGTCATCGTCGAGCTGAAAAGGGTGACCGGATAGTGGCCCAGTTCAAGCTAAATCGCAGGGCACAAACCGAATTGACGAAGGAAATCGTCGAGAAGGTGTGTGTGCCTATGATGCAGCGGGTCGCTGACGCCTGCAATCAAGAAGCGGGACTGGAAGACGGTTTCCGCGTCTCGGTGGAAGGCGATGATCCTTTGGATAAGCGCGACTACCGGGCCACCGCCATTGCCGCAACGGCAGAAGCCATCCGATACGACCACAAGCACGACGCACTGCTTCACAACTTCGGCGAGGCTGGCTGATGTTCGCCTACCACGCACAGGTAGTCAGGGATTGGCTAAGCGAAAACATGCCGGTTCGGGTCACGACGGATGTGCCGAAAACGCGCCCAGCGCAGCTGATCACGATCGATTCGGCGCCAATCTCTAGTGGATATTCGGGAACCAAAGCCCGCGTGCTGGCACGGCGCCGCTTGATCATCTACTCATGGGGCGCCAACGAACTGGACGCATACAACCTGATCGAGCAGACGCGTGAATGGATCCTCAAACTGCCCGGTAAAGGCCGCGGAGTGCACGCTGTAGACATCGCAGGGGAACCAGCCCGCCGCGATGACATCGAAAGCGAAACGCGACGGTTCGTGATGACCGTCGATGTAGTAATGCGTTCAAATCCCTGAATTTACAACTAAATACACCCTTTCAAAGGCTCGGCTGCACCGATCTGCTTCTGAAAGGGGCACATCATGGCTGAAGAAGTCGGCAACGTTTTCGCCGCAGAGCCGTCCGCCGCTGGGGCCGCGTTCGTCGCCCCGCTCGGAACTACCCTCCCAACTAGTGTCGACGGAGCACTTGACGCCGCATTCGTCGGTCTCGGGTATGTCGGCGAGGACGGCATCACTGAAACATCGGAGCGGTCCACCGATGAGAAGAAAGACATGGGTGGCCGCATCGTCAAGGTGCTGCAGACCGAGTACAACCACTCGTTCAAATTTGTCCTCCTGGAATCGCTGAATGCCGATGTCCTGAAGGCGATCTACGGTGCTTCAAACGTCACCGTTACCCCCGCTGACGGTACTCACGGCACCCAGGTGAAGGTCCGCAAGACCAGCAAGAAGCTGCCCCACCAGACGTGGGTGTTCGACACCATCGACTCGGAGCTGTCCGCGAAGTACCGCAACTGCGTCGCTGACGGCCAGGTCATCTCTGTTGGTGATGTGACCTTGGCCAGCAAGGACACCATCGAATACGAAGTTGAGCTCAAGGTCTTCGAGTCGTCCACCGGTGAGTACGTGACCACGTACACCGACGACGGACGGATCGCAGGCTCCTAATAGACGCGGCGGGGCCGAATTCCCCTGCAGCCGAGCGCGGCCCCGCCGCTCTCCAAGCGCTACGGCTGCACACAAAAATCCCTGAAAGGGCGCTCATGGCTGCAAAGGATGCAACACCGTATATCCACACCGAAATTGTTGACGGTGTAGAGAATAAGTACACATTCAAGTCCTTCTCACTCGCTCCGCGCGGCTTTGTTCGCAAGTATCGAAAAGAGCCAATCGAAGGTTCGTGGCAGCTCCTTGAGTGGGCATTGTCAGAGGAAGACCTCGCAAAGTTCGATAGCGGTCCCATCGTTGATACCGAGGCCATTATCGAAGCGTGGCAGGCAGCCTCCGGGGTCACCGCGGGGGAATAGCCCAGCTTCTCGACATCATCGAGAAGCACGGCACCGCACTGGAATACGACCTCATCAAGGACGGGCTACGCCTTAGGGACTGCCCGTCTGACGAATTCAACTGGCGCGACCTGTGGGTGTATGTCAAACACTCCGGGGAAACTAGCGCGTTATGGCAGGCCAGGAACCCGAAATTCGCCGGCTGGACTCTCACAACCCGCCTGCTGGCGATTATCGCTAACGCGCTGCGCTGGCTGGTGTGGGCGAAAACCAAGGACGGACACCGTAACCGGAACCGCCCGGTGCCAATAGGCCCGGATATGGGCGATCAGCAGTCACGCCCCGGCCTGAAAGTCAAAGCCGCACCCCTCTCAAAGGTCAAAGAGCTACTTGGCCTTTCAGGCGAAGAGCGGCGCGAGAAGAAACTGCGAAACCTGTTCGGAAATTAGGAGGTGACACATGGCTGTTGAACTTTCATCGGGGTATGTGTCGGCCACCGTCAGGTTCGATGGGGTCAACAAGGGCATCAGCAAGCTCTTCGACAACGTCCAGAAGCAGGCAGTCAGCGCGGGCAAGAAGACCGGCTCAGCTTACGCTAAAGCCCTTGCCGACGAGGCGAAGGCCGCCGAGCAGCAGGTTAAGAAGCTAACTGATGCCGTAGTGAAGTCTCGGGATAAAGAGGCTGATCAGGCGGGCAAGCTCAAGGTAATACTCGAGAAGCTGAATGAGGCTCGCGAGGCGGGAACCAAGGGCTCGAAGCTCACCGCCTTGTCCGAGGCACATGCGTCGGCGATGCGTAAGCAGCAGGCCGCGGCGAGTGAACTCGCCAAGGACTTGGATGCGGTAGCACGTGCGCAGAAGCGTGCCTCCGACGCGCAGTCTGCGATCGACAAGTCGTCCAAGCCGATACGTAACCAGGTATCCAGGCTCCTATCGGGCTCATCTGATGCCGCGCGTCAGGAAGGTGGGCGTGCGGGCCGCAGGTTTGGCGATTCATTCTCCAGTGCGCTACGCACAACCGGGATTGTTGCGGCAGGTACCGCGGTAGGAAACCTGGCCGCTAATGCGATGACCAAGGCTGCCAACCTGGCCACAAGCGGTGTTTCGGCGATCGTCACCAAGGGCTTGGACTTCGAGAAGACCATGAACACCCTCTCGGGTGTCACAGGTGCTTCGGCAGATGTCATGCAGCGGTTCCGCGACACCGCCAAGGCCCTCGGCAACGACATGACCCTGTCGAACACCTCTGCTGCTGATGCGGCGCAGGCCATGACAGAGCTTGCCAAAGCCGGTTTCTCCGTGGATGAGTCAATAACCGCAGCCAAGGGCACCCTACAACTAGCCGCTGCAGCACAGGTGAGCGCCGGACAAGCCGCCGAGATCCAAGCCAACGCGCTACAGGCATTCGGATTGAAGGCCGACTACGCCTCTAAAGCTGCCGATGTACTGTCCAATGCCGCTAATGCATCATCGGCAGAGATCACCGATGTCGCGTTCGCTCTTCAGGCTGGCGGTTCTGTCGCACGCCAGACGGGCGTGTCCCTCGAGGACACCGCGGCGAGCATCGCACTGTTGGCCAACAACGGAATTAAGGGTAGCGACGCCGGAACCCTCCTGAAGTCGGCGCTTTTGAAGCTCTCCGCCCCGAGTGATCAAGCCTCGGGGGCGCTGCAAGAACTGGGCGTCAGCGCTTTCGATGCGCAGGGCAATTTCGTTGGCATGGAGGCGCTGTTCGGGCAGCTGCAGGCCGCGTCGAAGCGCATGACGCCCGAAATGTATGCGATGGACACTGCCCTCGCGTTCGGATCGGATGCCGCACGTCTGGCAGGTGTGGCAGCCAAGGACGGCGCAGCAGGATTCGACAAGATGCGCGACGCCATGAACCAGGAAGGTTCAGCCTCGAAGCTGGCGGCTGCGCAAAATCAGGGCCTACCTGGTGTCATTGAGCGGCTGAAGAACGCTGCGGAAACCCTGGCCATCACGTTGTTCGAGAAGATCCAAGGCCCCCTGTCGAGCATCGGCGATGGACTGACCGGCTTCACGAACAAGATGCAGGACGCTTTCGAGAACCCTGCCGTGAGCCAAGCCGCAGGCAATATCGGTTCAGCTCTGTCGACTATCGGAACCGCCTTCGGAAACGTCCTATCGGCTGTCGGCCCGTCGTTGGTCAGCGGACTATCCGAAGCGGTCAACCTCATCGTCCGGTTCAAAGACTTCCTCATCCCACTAGTGGCAGGTTTGGCCGCCTACAAGACGGTGATGCTCGCCATCACTGTCGCCACCAAGGCGTGGGCTGCCGTACAAGCACTGCTGAATATTGCACTCACAGCCAACCCCATCGGCCTGATAATCGCCGCAATCGCCGGTTTGGTCGCCGGAATTGTGGTGCTGTACAAGCGCAACGAGACATTCAGAAACATCGTCCAGGCCACGTGGACCGCCATCAAGAACGTTATCGGGGCGGTGTGGGGCTGGCTATCCACCACCGTATTCCCGGCACTGAAAACCGCGTTCACCGCCATCGGCACAGGGGCGATGTGGCTGTGGAACAACGCCATTAAGCCAGCTTGGAACGGAATCAAGGAAGTTATCGGCCTCGCGTGGGAGGTCGCCTCCGATCTGTTCGCGAACTGGAAGCGCGCAATGGACCTGCTGGGTCAGGGCGCATTGTGGCTGTGGAATAACGCGATTTCCCCGGCATGGGAAGGCATCAAGACCGCTATCAGTGCGGCCTGGAGATTCGTGTCACCAATCTTGGATAAGTTCTCCGAGGGGTGGGACGCGCTCAAGTCCGGCATCTCTGGCGCTTCAAGCGCGATTAAAGACGCTGTCACCTCGGCATTTTCGGGTCTAGCAGCGGTCATCAAGGCACCCTTGAAGGTTTTGGGCACATTCCTCGCCGCCATTCCTTCCGAGGTGTTCGGGTTCCAGATCCCCGGCGCCGACAAACTCAACTCGTGGGGTAAATCCCTACAAGGCTTCGCTGCAGGTGGCATGGTCCGCGGCGCCGGCACGGGCACAAGCGACTCAATCCTGGCGTGGCTGTCCAACGGCGAGGGTGTTGTCACTGCCAAGGGAATGAAGAACGGCGGTGCGGGCATCGTCGCAGCCCTCAACTCAGGTTGGGTGCCATCTGCCGCGTACCTGCACGACATGATGCGCGCCCCGGGGTATGCCGAGGGATTGAACCCGGGCGCAGACTACCTCCGGTCGATGGTCATGCGGATGTGGCCGCAGATCAAGAACATCGGCGGCCGGCGCGTGGAGGACGGCTTTGGCGAGCACTCCTCGGGCAACGCGATCGACATCATGATTCCGAACTACCAAACCCCGCAAGGTATGGCGCTCGGAAACGCAATCGCAGCTTTCCTGGCCAACAACGCCAGCGCCCTAGACCTCAACGGATTCATCTGGCGTCGGCAAAGTTACGGCTACGGTGGTTCGTTCACTCAGGGCACCCCAATGGAAGATCGCGGCGACGACAACAAAAACCACATGAACCACGTGCACGTCATCCTGGGCTCTGGCAGAGGATCTGGCGCCGCAGCGGTAGGCCTACCGACAAGCAACATCTCTCTACCCTCCGGTGGATCTGTGGCCGCACGAGCGATGGGCAACATCTCCGGATCTTCCGGCGGCTCATCGAAACAGGCCCGCGAGGCCGATGACCGCATCACTGACCTGTCCAACCGGCTCGATGTCACCGAGCAGGAATTGGCCGACCTGGAGTCTGACCCCAAAACGAAAGAGACCACCAAACAGCGCAAACGCGACCAGGTTGACAAGCTCAAACGGGATCTACAGCAGGCGAAGGACGATCGCGGCGCACTGGATTCGAAGGGTTCCGGCGGTTTCGGCGGCGGCAACAACCCGTACGCCAAGATCATGGAGGGAATCTCCGAGATCTTGCCGGACTTCGGCGGCCTCGCTGACATCGGAATCGGCGGGCTCAAGGAATCTCTTTTGCCCCCCGGATTCTCTGACCCAACCCAGTGGGGATTAGTCCAGGCCGGCTCCACGCTCCTGAAGTTCTTTGGCGGCCTGCGCAACAACTCCGACGGCTCACCCCTCCTCGGCGAGGGTGGAGCGCTGTTCGCGAACATCGCCGGATCTGCCATGTCTGGATCTGGTGGCGGGATTGTCGACGCGATAAAGACCGTCATCCCAGCGCCGTTCGGCAGCATGGAGGCTAAGCAGCTTCAGGGCGCCCCAGGCGATATCAACCCCGTCAATCCCGGCGCACAACTCCCCGGAACCGGATACGGCGACATGGGAGCGGCCTTCTCTCAAGGCAGCCCGGGGCCGAACCCGAGCGGAAACGCGCCGACGGTTGATCAATCAGTCACGGTCAACGCAACTAACACGGATGCCGCTATTGCCAAAAACAATGCAGCCCAACTGCAACAGTACCGCCGGAGCAATAGCACGGGCACAATGCCAGGACCACGCTGATGGCACTTTCTAACCCGTGGATCCACGGTCCCGAAACCGGC